CGGCACCCTGCTGGTGCCTGTGCTCGAGATCATCAACGGCTACACGGTGACGTTCGAGGACGGCACCTACCGAGTGCGCCTGCCCGGCACGAACAACAACATCATCGACGTGGCCAACGTCAACCAGGTCTCAATAGTCCCACTCAACACTGCTGGAGCGGTCATTGTGGAGACCGGAGTCTCTGGACTCACATCAGAGGAGGCGGCGGACCTGCTGCTCACCCGCGAGCTGCACGAGGCCGACCACTACTTCGACAAGGCGAACGGCTTGCTGCACTACTATCGGCGAGGCACGACCGTGGACCTCATCACGCCCAAGCAGGTGGCGGGTGAGACTGCACCGTCGGATGTCAGGATTGATCAACCATGAACCCGGTGAGCGCATTCCTCCTGCTGTCCGGGCCTTCTACATTGAGCCGAGCTATAATCAGCGAACTGGAGGCTGAGCTCATGGAATTCACTGCAGAACTTCCGGCCCAGGTCGAGGCCGAATTGCCAGCGCCGGTTGAGACGGAGCTGCCTCCCACACCTGAAGCGGAGACTTGTTGAGATGGCTATACCCAAGGGACCGGATCTGGAGTACGTGCGTGGAGACACAGCGCCGCTCTCAATTATATTCAAGCGTGACGGCGCGGCAGTCGACTTCACAGGCTACACGGAGTTCGAGCTGACGATCAACCCGTCGAACGAGCCAGGTGACAACAGCGCGCAGATTGCACAGTTCCAGGGCACGGCTGCCGCGCCCACCAACGGCACGGTCGACTTCGCCCCCGACGACCAGCCAGCATCCGACGCCCTGGTGCCAGAGACTTACTTCTATGACGTTCAGTGCCTCGACGGCGCTGGCGACAAGGTCACACTCCTGCTCGGCGGCACGTTCGTCATACGGCAAGACATAAACAAGGACTAGAGCGATGGCATTCACAGTCGAAGACGGAACCGGGATCAAGAGCGCGAATGCCTATGTGACGGTGCAGGAGCTGAAGGACTACCACGCCGACCGGGGCAACACGGTCACCGGCGGCGCGGGCGACCAGCAGAAGGCGCTCGTCAAGGCCACCGACTACCTCGACAAGCGCTTTGGGCCTCGGTTCAAGGGCATACGCCAGTACTCGAGTCTGACCACCGCACGGTCGACCCTCAGCGCCTCGGCCAACCCGGCGGACGCTGATACTGTGACGATCGGATCTGTCACATATGTGATCCTCGACACACTCACGACCGCCAACGACGTACAGCGCGGGGCCAATGCCCAGGAGACGCTCCTGAACCTCCTCGCGGCGATCAACGGCAGCGGAACCGAGGGCGTCGAGTACGGCACCGGCACGGTAGAGCACCCGGACGCCGCTGCAGAGCAGCTGACCAACGACCGCGTCCTGGTCTTTGCCCGCGCGGACGGCACGCCCGGCAATGGTCTGGCGACGACCGTGTCCAGCACCGCCCTCTCATTCAACTTCGCAGTCACTACCGGAGGGTCTGACGACAGCGCTCCGCAGCCGCTAGAGTTTCCGCGCTCGAGCCTGCACGACCGCTACGGCAACCTGGTGCGTGGAATTCCCAGACCTCTGAAGCAGGCGGTCTCCGAGTACGCGCTGCGCATCCTCAACGGTGCGACCCTGGATCCAGATCCTGTGTTCGACGCCTCGGGGCGGATAATCCGCCGCTCGCGCGACAAGGTCGGGCCAATCGAGGTCGAGGCCGAGTACGAGCCGGGTGGCGCGCTCCAGGTGCAGGCGCACCCAGCAGCCGACAACCTGATCCGTGACTACCTCACGCCGCTCGGTGGAGTCTTCCGCTAGTGGCATTGAACTACACAGCGCTCGCCGCCAAGGCCACCACGCTGGTGGCGAACGCGGGTCGAGCGATCACATTCGTCCGTCTCGAGGAGACACCCACCGACTCGGCCAAGCCGTGGCGCGGTGCAACGGACTCGCGCAGCCCGCCTGACGCCACCCAGCCCGCCAACGGCGTCGCCGTGGAGCCGAGCAGCGTGGTCGCCTTGGGTATTGCGACCGTGGACACTGACTTCATCAAGCGCGCCGAGCAGATATTCATAGTGACCCCGGCGGCGGACGACCTTGACACATACGACGAGCTCATCGACGGCGCGACGCGCTGGCGCATCAACGAGGTGCAGAAGCTCCGCCCGGCGGACGTCACTCTCCTATACTTCGTGAGTGTGAGACGATGACCGCCACGATCATCGAGGCCACCGACGCGATCCTCACCCAGTTCAAGACGACCTGGGACGCGGACAGCGAGTCCATGGGGATTGCTGTGGCCTGGCCGGACACCAAGTTCGCCGTCCCGACCTCCGACGGCAGCTCATGGGCTCGGGTCACTCTCATCCACAATCCTGGCGCGGGCGGCCAGGCCACTCTGTCAGGAGACACCGGCCAGCGCCGATACCGCCGATTCGGTGTGATCACGGTGCAGGTATTCACCCCGTTCGGAGGCGGTCAGACCGACTCTCAGGCCCTAGCAAGGGTAGCGATGTCAGCGTTTGAAGGGGTAGACTTGGCACCCTCGGGTGTCATCTTCCGCAATGCGCGGTTCACCGAAGTAGGACAGGACGGGGCATGGCTCCAGACCAACATAACATCGGACTTCGAATACGACGAGGTTCGGTGACCATAGTTTTAGGAGACAACAATGGCTCAGCTCCAGAAGATTGACAGCAATGTAACTGGTCTCGCATACTCTGAGGAGATCAGTCTGAAGGTGCTTGCACCGGAGAACGTCCGCTCGTGGACGCCGCTTGAGCCCAACGGCTACTCGGACTTCGGTGGACAGCTCACCACAATCGCCCGGAATCCGATCAACCCCTCTCGCCAACGCAAGAAGGGTGTGGTCACCGATCTGGAGGCCAGCGGCGGCTTCGGCACCGACTGGACGCAGCAGAACCTGCAGGACCCTCTCCAGGGATTCATGTTCGCCGACGCGCGGCGCAAGGGTGAGGCATACATCGACGCGGCTGTCGCCACGACCGACGAGTTCTCTCTGCACAACCGTCGCGTGACGGCGGCAGTGCCCAACGCGGCTGGCTCGGGCTACGCGGTCGGCGACTTCGTGACGGTGGCTGGCACCGGCGCTGTGAGCGCTCTTCTCGAGATCAGCTCGGTTAACGGCTCCGGTGGGGTCACTGGCTTCACAATCCGACGCGCTGGCGCGTACAACGTCGACCCAACCACGACCGGCAACGCGGTGGTCACGCAGACTGGCACTGGCTCCTCGGCGACGGCGGACCTCACCCTCGGCAACATCAGCACTGACTTCCAGGTCGGCGACATCGTCCGCACGAGCGGCTTCGCCAACGGTGCCAACAACGGCAACCACATTGTCAACACCGGCGCGCTCGCCACCAACACGGAGCTGAACGTCGCCACGACCCTGGTCGCAGAGACGCCTGCCAGCGACACGGCGGCCAGGGTGGTGCGTGTAGGCCACGAGGCGGACGTTGACGACATCGATGTTGTTGCCACGAGCGGCAGTAACCTCCCGCGCCTCACGTCGACCACACTCGACTTCACGACCCTTGGGCTCATCCCCGGTGAGTGGATCTTCGTCGGTGGTGACGGCGCGCTGGAGCAGTTCGGCACCGCTGCCAACAACGGCTTCGCCCGCGTGTTCAGCATCGCGGCCAACGAGCTGGTTGTCGACAAGACGCAGAGCACCTGGATCGACGAGACCAGCTCCGGCTCGCGCACGATTCACCTGTACTTTGGCCGGGTGCTCAAGAACGAGACTGGCTCGCTGATCAAGCGCCGGACCTACCAGCTCGAGCGCACGCTCGGTGCACCGGACGACGCCAGCACGGATCTGCAGGCCGAGTACCTCCCCGGCTCGCTGCCCAACGAGATGTCGGTGAACATTCCGACGGCTGAGAAGATCACGGCTGACCTGAGCTTCATCTCGCTCGACAACGAGCAGGTCGCGGCTGGCAGCCAGAAGGGTGGCACGCGGCTGAGCCTGGTGGAGGCGGATGCCTTCAACACCAGCTCGGACTTCTCGCGGATCAAGATGGCGACCGCCCCGGCGGCTGGCAACGCGGCTCCTACCCCGCTGTTTGCCTTCGTGACGGAGCTCACCCTCAGCATCAACAACAACGCGACGCCCAACAAGGCGGTCGGTGTGCTGGGTGCCTTCGAGGTCACTGCCGGAACCTTCACGGTTGGCGGCAGCCTCACGGCATACTTCTCGAACGTGGCGGCGGTGCAGGCAGTGCGCGACAACGCGGACATCACCCTCGACTTCCACATCGTCAAGGCCAACGCAGGCATCTCGGTGGACATCCCGATGATCGCACTCGGCGAGGGCCGCGCGAGCGTCGAGCAGGACCAACCCATCACGCTGCCCCTGAGCATGGACGCGGCGACCGGCGCGAAGTACGATGCGAACTTCGACCACACGCTCCTGATGGTCTTCTACGACTACCTGCCCACGCTCGCTGACGTCTAAGACTGGAATCGCCCCGGCTGAGGTATACTCTCCGCCGGGGCATTCCCCATAACTGAGGAGAGAAACTCATGTCGATGTACGACCAATTCAAGGCCGATCCAGAGCTGGAATCCACCAAGGGTGTGGTCCTGGACTACGGTGACTTCCGCGTCACAATCCTGCGTGCCTCCGGCACCAACAAGGCGTACCAACGAGCGCTGGACGCCAAGACCCGCCCCTACCGCCGCGCCATCCAGACCGAGACGATGAACGCGGACAAGAGCATCCAGATTCTCCGCGAGGTGTATGCAGAGTGCATCGTCAAGAAGTGGGAGGTCAAGGACGAGGACGGCAAGTGGACCTCAGGTGTAGAGGGTCCGGACGGCAAGAAGCTGCCATTCAACTCCAAGAACGTGCTCGACACATTCAATGCCCTGCCGGACCTCTTCCTGGATATTCAGGAGCAGTCCAGCAAGCTCAGCCTCTTCCGCGCCAGCATACAGGAAGCCAGCTCGGGAAACTGAGAGAGTGTCTGCTATACACGCTCGAGCAGGCACCAGTCGAGCAGAGCATAATCAGGCAGTGCATGGCGGAGCGCTCAGAGCTGCCCCGGCGGATCCGGGACGCGCCGCAGCTGGATATTGGCCTTGAGCTATACTATCAGGCATTCTGGGATCTCACAACGTGCAGGCCCTCGGGCTACTCGGTTGGACCGATTCCGTGGTCCTCCATCAAGGAGTACTCGGAGCTGTGCGAGCTGGATCCTGAGCAAGTGGAGGATCTGTTTGTCTTCATTCGGATCATGGATAACGCCTACCTCGATTGGGTCGAACGGAAGGCCAAGAGCGGGAAGAAGTAGTGGCCAAGTCAACCAGCTTCGCACAGTTCGCACAGCGCATGAAGGCCCGCGCGGGAGAGGTGCTGCGTGGGACGGCTGAAACGGTTCGACGCGCGGCAATCGCAGCAGATCAGACCGTTGTGCTCGCAACCCCAGTGGACACGGGCCGTGCACGCGCCAATTGGATCACCTCCATTGGTTCTCCCGTTCTCAGAGCGACTGAAGGAACTGACCCCTCGGGCGCGTCGACGATTTCTGAGGGTAGACAGGTGATAGGCTCCTGGAAGGTGGGCGCTGGACCGATATACATCGCCAACTCCGTCCCCTACATCATCCCACTCGACGAGGGCAGCTCGGCGCAGGCACCCAACGGCATGTCGGGCCTGGCAGTGCAGGCGGCTCGGAGTCAACTAGTAAGGGCGAAGATCCTTGGCGACTGAATCCCTACTGATCAGAGTTGATGAGCGCGGCGCGCGCGTCGTGTCGCGCAACATCGACGACATCGGCAAGCGGTCCAAGACCGCTGGCTCCAGCGTCGGGCTGCTGAAGAACGCGATCGTCGCCTTGGGCGCGAGCATCGTCGTGCGCGGGCTGGTCCGCACCGCCGACGCATTCACGAACATCCAGAACCGGCTGCGCCTTGTCACCGAGTCGACCGGCCAGCTCAACGCGGTGCAGAACGAGCTGCTGCAGATATCGAACCGCACTCGCTCCGCGTTCGAGATCAACGCCGACCTGTTCAACCGACTGGCGCTCTCCACACGTGAGCTTGGGCTTACCCAACGCGACGTGCTGCAGCTCACCGAGTCCCTGAACCAGGCGGTAATCATCAGCGGCGCGTCCGCCACTGAGGCCTCGGCCGGTCTCATCCAGCTGTCTCAGGGCCTGGCCTCCGGTGCCCTGCGTGGTGACGAGCTGCGATCCGTCCTCGAGCAACTCCCGGCGGTCGCCGACGTCATTGCCAAGGAGCTGGGTGTCACTCGTGGCGAGCTGCGCACCCTGGGCCAAGAGGGCAAGATTACCGCCGAGATCGTCACCCAGGCATTCGCAAACGCGCGCGAGGAGCTGAACGAGCGCTTCGGCAAGACTGTGCCCACAATCGCCCAAGGCTTCCAGGTTCTGCGCAACGAGTTCATCAGCTTCGTGGGTGTGCTCAACCAGGCCACTGGCGCGTCCGGCGGCCTGTCGAGACTGCTCATCGGGATTGGCGGCTTCATCAGGACCACACTGACCCCGGCTGTGCTGACGTTTGCCGAGTCCTTCAGGATTGCCTACCGCTCTGCCGTTGATAATCTCGGCGGAGTGAGCGAGGTGTTCGACGTCCTGAGCATAAATACCTCGGAGGTGTTCGGGTTCATAGGCCGAGCACTCAGCGAGCTTCCACTCAACGTGGCCACGGCCATCAGGATTGCCACGGTAGAGATCTTCGGATTCTTCGAGCGCACGGAGACGCGCGCCAAGCTGTTCGCCAACGCGGTTGCCGGCACAGTCAACACCATCCTCGGGCGTGACGAGGCTGTCGAGGCAAACATACAGAATCGCCTGAAGGCAGAGCAAGAGCTGCAGAACGAGCTGCGCGCGATTGAGAACGAGCGCAACTTCCTGGTGTCGGACTCCATCCGCCAGCAGAACGAGCTGCGCCAGGCGATTGAGGACAGGCAGACCGCCGCTGTGGGTGATGTTGGCTCGCTGGACAACCTGCTGCCTGGTGGCAGTGGCGCGGCGGCGGCCATAGCAGAGATTGACACGGCGACCAAGAACCTCATCCAGAGCCAGGAGGACCTCCTTGAGCAGCTGCTCCTAGAGGAGCAGGCGCTGGTCCTGGCGGGACAGTCCGGCGAGGACTTCAACGTCGTCCTGGACCGCCTAGAGACCGAGGCAATCGCCGCCCAGACCGGCATGAAGGGACTGGCGTTCGACATCGAGTCGACCCGAGAGGAGATCCGACGGCTGCGCGACGAGCAGGCCCGTGGTGACTTCCTGGAGACGCTCAGAAACGAGAACGAGGCTCTCCTGATCGCCTCCGAGACCGGGCGCGAGGTGAATGCCGTGCTGGAGGAGATGGCAATCCGGAAGCAGTTCCTCAACGACAGCGAGGGGCTGGCCGAGGCGCTCGACCTCACACTGGCCAACGCCCAGCTGCGCGACCAGCTCAAGGAGTCCGAGGACGCTGTAGGGGCCTTCCTCAACAAGGCCCGAGAGAACGCCCAGGACATCCTAGGGGACGCGCTGGCCAATGCCTTCAGCGGTGGCTTCGACGACCTTCCTGGGAAGTTCGCGGACGTGCTCGTTCAGCTCGCGAGCCAGTTCCTCGCCAGCGAGATCTTCCGGCTGCTCGGCAACCTCGGCCAGGGCGGTGGCGGTGGCGGTGGCGGTGGCGGTGGCGCGGGCGGCTTCCTCAGCCTGCTCGGCGGCTTCTTCGGTGGTGGCTTCGCCAACGGCGGCAGCTTCATGGTCCCTGGGCAGGGCGGCCCAGACTCTCAGCTTGTGAGCATGGCAGTGACGCCGCGTGAGCGAGTGACGGTCGAGACTCCGCAGCAGCAGCAACAGAAGCAGGAGGCCCCGCAGGTCAACGTGCCTGTGCAGGTCATCAACGTCAGCGACCCGAACGAGATACCCTCTGCCATGCAGAGCGCGGCGGGTGCAGAAGTAATCCTCAACACAATTCGGCGCAACCCGGACGCCATTCGTCAAATCATAGGGTAGGACGCACATGCCATTTATATATCAGCAACTCGCAGCCAACGGCACCTCGGAACTGGGCCGCATCGTCTGGACCAAGGCGGTCATGGACGTCATCACCAATGATCACGTGGTGGGTGCGACGGTCAATTCTGGCGGCACAGGCTATGTGGTCGGAGAGACCTTTGACATTGACGGTGGCACGGCTGTCGGTGGAGGCGCGTTCATTGCTC